TTGCACTACTTTGACCAGCAAAACCAAGAACACCACCAATAAGGTCGCCAGCAATACTAGAGAGAAAACTCATAAAATCACATCCTTGTTAAGCCGGGAGTACTGTAAATAGGCATAGGACGGATACACTGTAAGTCCATATAAATATCAATATAGAAATGAGGCTCCGAAGGAACAGCCACAATACGAGATACAGGCGGATTATCAACTATAAAGTCACTGTTCAAAACAGGGGCAGCTTCAAAATCCTGTGACAAATGCCAACGATCTAAACCACTCTCAGTATTGGACTTAAATAAGCCAGTAATCAAAGACGGGTAATAGCGACATTCGCCGTAACGTTCTTGGTAACCAAAGACAGTAGAATCAGTTTCAGCCCCACGACAGTCAATTTCACGAGTATAAACAGCTTGTTCACCTAAATGGCTAAATTGAGGCCAGTAAAGCTCTTCACGAGTCTTATAACTCCACTGTTTCCACAGGGGCTGTTGATAAGTCAAATCAGCACGGATAGACAACAGACCAAGAATAATCATATGCTCGGTAGCGGAATAACTAAACGCATGATGTTCATTTCTGAATACAGCATAAGCGGCAAGGTTACCCTGCGGACTAGTTTCAGAAGACTGGGCAGTCTGCTCAACAGGATTAATATTAATGCGAGCCTGACCATGACCGAGGAATTCGGGACGTTGAAGCCGAGCGTCAGGAGATTTCACGCCAAACATAGAATACACTATTTCGGTATAACGATTACCACCAATAGCAAGACGTTCAAGGAATTGTTGCATTGCAAAAGCTTCACGCAAAGTGTTAATAGTGACCGCATAAAGACTAGAAAGGTCGGCATAAACACCGGAACCAGTTAAAGAGCCAGCAACACCGGGTTCGCCAAAAGTAATTGCATTAAAAACAGTGGAAGAAGCACCATCACGAGCAGTATACGAAGTAACCCTAGTACCAGAAGGAGCTTGCGTATACTGAGCCATAATAGGAGCATTACCAGAAAGTGAAATCTCTACACCGGGGCCAGCCTGCGGGAAAGGCAAGCAAGAAGTATAATAATCAAAACGCTTACCACGGCGCATAAGGGCATATTTATCGTCATAATTATTAGTGCTATCTTCATTATAATCACCAAATTCAATGCCTACGGGGTCTTGTAAATAATCAGACCTGAACCACTCGTTGTAAATCAAGGCATAAGCACGAAGCGGTAAAATACTATGAGAATATCCAACAACCTTAGTCGGAAGACCAAAATAATCTTCAAGAGAATTAGGCTTATAAGCAGTAGATACAATACGATGAGGGATTTCATAAGTAGTAATTTCACCAGAACGATTAAATTCGCCCATAAATTCTTGGAACTTATCCCAAACAAGACGCCATGGAACACCAAAATAAAAGGTATCTACAAAAAGATTATCCATGATAGGAAATACAGGAGTTGCCATGCGACCAAAGATAGTCGCGCGACCGATAAAAGTATCTCCAGGATACATGATATCGTTATAGAAAGGAATTAAATAACCTTCCGAACAAGTAGTCTTGTATGTGAAACTACGATTGATACGACTACGTTGAATATTAGCCTCTGGTACATTGCTAAAGCGATGTATCATATTTGATTTCAAAAGAATCACATCCTTTTTATTATTTTACCCGCATGGAATAGCTGAAACGTAGGCTCCATGCGGGGAGTGTCACCTAGCATATATATGAACAAGTAGTAATGCTAGGCTCCGTTCACAATATTCACTCCGACCCCTTCGCAGGCTCGGGGTTGACTATTTCGACCTTTTGGATAGCTTCAGGAACACGCGTATCAGTGGCAAGACCCATTTTAATAATTTCATCTTGATTATTCACATCAGTTACAAAATCAAAAAACTTACGAGGATCGTTGTTAAAACGTTCCCTAATTTCAGGTGGAAGCATATCAAAGGATTCCAAGGAACGCCTTTGAATAGAAAGCACATTCTCCAAAGTTTGCTGTACAGGGTTAAAATCTCCAAATATAGGACGGCGAAGTTTACGGGCGAGGATGCCAGGATAGTATTCACCAGTACGAATATAGTTATCACAAAGTTTATTGATATCACATTGATTTACAATAGACTCATCCTGTACAGTAAGAGTAACACCATTATTAGAAGTATAACACCGAATAGAGGGACTAAAACGAGATAAAACATTACTCATAATCTCCAACCTCCTCTATGAGGGGGCTGTTGTAAATTGATAGACTGGGTACGGTTACCGATAGCAGTAAACAATCGACGAGAACCTTTACGAGAAACTTTTTTACGTTGTGCCATGATTAAAAATCTCCTTTCTTAAAGATGATTATTGATACCAAGAAGGTAGCTACAAGCGGCAGCAATAGCCGTTACGAGGGCAGTAAACCACTTATTCATAAAAAAAACATCTCCTTTCAAAAAAAAATCCCTCTAAAGCCAATTATGAGGCAATAGAGGGAAAAAGTCAATAATTAGTTAGAACGATTTCGAGCATCTTCTGCTACAGCTTCTGCAGCGGCAGAAAAAACCTCTGGAGGAATAGCACTAGCGCATATAGTAACAGGAATTTCGTAAGAATTTACACGACCAGTAGAATCGTCAAGCTCACCAAGAAGCATAAGCGAAAAATCATTAGGATAGGTAGCAAGAGGAGATTGAGGAGACATGCGAACACGATTGTAAAAAGAACGCTTACAAAGGGCTTCGCTATCACTTACTTCAAGACCAATATATTTTTGGGCAACTTTATCATAAACACCGAATAACAAACTTTTAGACATAAAAACAACTCCTTAAATAATATTTACTTACCAAAAAACAACCTAACAAGGGGGGCGATGCCTGGGCTAGCACACGCACGAAGGCAGGCGACAAGCCTATCCAGCACGACAGATACATTACGCTCATCAAGCTCAACACGTTCGTGAGCAAGTCCGACAGGTATATCCAAGAAAAGACGGAAATTGCGGAAAACGAAGGATACACGGACATATTCCGAAGACTCAATACATTCAAACTGTAAGCTGGGAAAAAGCAAAGAAAGCATAAACACAAAATTCATACTAATACCTAACGGCCCATGTGCATAAAAAATAGCAGCCAAAAGCAAAAATGACAGTACTATCTCTATCACTCATACAACGACTTTCACGGTACATCTGAGCCGATTTCATGTCGCCAAAAGGAAATACGGTAATATCAAGAGGTACGCGGTCTGGCAGTTTCAAATGGCCTACACTCCTTTCTTATCTGATTTTGTAATACTCTATTAACACGAACAGCCTCGGTTAAAGACCGTTCGGGCATAGACATAGCCATACGATAGCAATATAATTTGCAAGCTTTATATAGAACTTCATCTATAGACTTAAGCCAATTCCAATAAGTAAGAGGCACCCGAGCAGTATAATGATGAGTGAAATCTGAACTGATAACCATACGCACAGAGGAAGGAGAAAAAACATTACGCCAATTTCTTTCAAACCAAGAATAACCAATGCCACGCCTAAGAGACATAGTGTGAAAGCCAGGAGCAATGCCTTCGGGAAGATCCGTATCAACAAGTTTTTTAGTAACATAACCAGAAATGTAGCGAGCGGTAGCATTAGAAAAATCATTAACGGTATGAAACCCATAAGGCCACAGACGAGAAAGAGTATCAGACACGTAATCATAAAAACGTCCGTTCTTACGAATAATTTTCCTATCATAGCTAAAATCCTCTCCGAATATAATCAAATGATAGTGAGGGCGAGAATATCTACTACCGTATTCACCAACACAATAAAACCGAATAAGAGTATTTCTAAGACCAAGAGCTTTGCGTAAACGTTTAAGAAAGAGCTGTACATGTTCTTTTCGTAAAGTCGGAAAACCATTATCAGCAAGGGGTAAATTATCATTGTTGTAAGTAAGAGTAAGAAAAGAAACTTTATCAAAACAAGAAGCCTCCTGCATTATTCTATGTGACCAGTCACGGCGTAAAGCGGCACGACATTCAGGACATTTACCGCAAGGGATTTTCATTTCAGTACCAGTAACACCTTCCGAACGACGAAAGGTAATAGAACGAGGTGAACGTATGAGCTGACCTTTAATTTTGCCGAAAGTTACCTGAGGAGCATAACCAAACGTATTAGTTTTGGGCGGTACTCTCCAAGCAGTTAAAGGATTTTGACACATACATTTCACCTCGTTTCTATAAAAGAGTATAACACAAAATACAGAAAAAATTGTAGACAAATTTAAGACAATTTAGCGACCAGTATATAATTTACGATACTTTTCAAACTCTTTCTGCGGGCTCCAATCAAAAGAGGGCAGACCGTCCAAGAATCCACGTACGTAAGAAGTCGCACGTTTACCAAAGGAAGCTTCACCAATGTCATTAAAGAATTTACCAACATCACCAACCTTTGCAAGAGCGTCATTATCACGACGATAGCCACGAGTACGCTCACGAGCCTCCTCGGCTGCAGCACTATGTGCGCCAGCACCAGCAAGAAGCTCAACTACTTGAGCATTAGAAACTTTAGCGGAATTAACAATATTCTGTTTCATGTTCTCAATCTGCCACGGGAGCATTAATTCAGCAACCATAGACTGCGTATCCTGATAATCTTCCAAAGTCTTATAGTATTTAGACTGGGACTTAGCAAGATCGTAATCAGCATCTGCTTTATCAGCGTCAGCATAATTTTTAGCAGTCTGACTGCGCATTTGATTTATCTGTTCGTCAAGCTCCTTACTTCTAAGTCTAGTCTGAACAGCAGAAGATACGCCACGAGCAAGAGGGTCGAGAGCATTTTGGGCAGCGATAGAAGCGTTAGAACCAGTACCACCAGAAGAAGAAGTAACCGAAAGAATACGATTAAAACCTGCTTTCTCGTAATCATCAGCTTCCCACTGGTGACGGTTTTGTAATACTTCACGTTGGAAATCTCTATCAGCTTGGGCAGCGGCGGCATTAGCAGAGTTTGCACTACTTTGACCAGCAAAACCAAGAACACCACCAATAAGGTCGCCAGCAATACTAGAGAGAAAACTCATAAAATCACATCCTTGTTAAGCCGGG